CTGTGTCAGCCAGTTCACAGTCCCACCTCCTGCTTGAGTTCTGCCACAATCTCGGTCATCACTCCTAGCCGCCTAAGTAGCGCCGACCCCTCTAGCGAGAAGTCGTAGACATCTTGTGTCTTGTCTGCTGAGGGCGCCCTGTCTGCATAGGCTTTCAGTTCGGCCTCTTGCTTCTTCTCCAGCCACCCCACCACCTTTTTCACCGCAGCATCGGCGATGGCCCCGTCTTGGAACTCGCGCAGGTCGCCTACGCCGCCAGTCTTTTCCCACCACAGGTCTTTGCCGCGTTTTCGTGCAGCCTCAATGTCGTAGATTCCCAGTTCCCACTCTTTCATCTGTCCTCCCTCTTTGTTCGTGGCTTCGCACGGTCTACGCCGTGTTTCGCCTGCGCCATTTGTTGCAGACTGTCAGGATTCATTTCATGTGCGAGCTCGGGTCCGCGTCCGCACTTCAAGCATTGCCGCACATGGTCAGGCCCGTCGTACCAGTACAACCAGTGGTGACTCCCGCCTGCCGGGCATTGTGCCAGTTCAATCCGCTCAGCCGGTTTCATGCGGCCCCCATGTGGGTGAGCAGGTAGCCTGCGAAAGCCTCGGCGTAGTCCATTTCGCGACTCGTGCCGCCGTGCTCCCTCCAATACTTATCAAGCCTGTCGAACACGTAGCATCCTTCATCGTTGTCCACCTCTGTCATGGCGGCGCGGACTTCTGATATCTGAATCCATGTATCGAGGCCCATGCTCAAGTCGAGCCAGGTATCTTCTGTTATCCACAGTAGTTTCTCAGGCATCACTTCGCCTCCTTACGGTAGCTCACGCCTTTCATTTCAAGGATGCCTGACCTGCCGCACATTTCACGCAGCCGGTCAGCACAGGCCCCGCCGATGTGCTCCTCAAATGTCTCGGGGTCCGACTTTTGCTTCTTGACTAGCGGCATGTTCGTTGTGATAATCGTATCCAGCCCACGGACATACCTGGTGTTGATGATTCGATAGTGCACAGACTGTGTGAAGTCCAGTTCCTTTGGCCTGATCTTGCCAACGTCATCGATTATCAGGACCGGAACCGTCGTCAGCTTCTGGTAGATGGCCTCATCACTGTCAGTGTTCTTGCCGAACGTGGCCCTGATTCTACTCAGTAACTCCGGTTCATTCTCAACGCGCACCGGGCATGGTCGCTTGAGGTATTCACCGTTGCCGCGGTCCAGGATGGCATCGCGCTCGGCTATCAGTTTGTTGGCTAGCGCACACACCAAGTGTGTTTTGCCAAGGCCGTAGAGGCTCACCGACCACAATAGCAGCGAACCTGATTGCCACTTCGATACAAGGTCAAATGCCTTCGGTTGCCATGAGCGCTTGAAGTTCTCGAATGTCGTAGAAAGGTATTTGCCCTCTACGCCATAGGCACGGCGCCAGTCCGCGCGGACATCCACAGCCGCCAGTGCCATCGCCTTCTCGTGTTCATCCTTGGCAGATGCTATGTCGGCCTGCATCCGGCAATCAGGACAGCAGTCATCCCCTCGCGTCTCAGTGTTGTCAGGCTTCGTGTATATGCGCTGCATATACTCCGTGCCGCAGTTGCGACACACCGCTGCCTGCTTACGCGTCACTGTCTTGAAGATCGCTGAAAGCGCCGGCGGAAGCGTTACCTGAAAGTCCCCTGTCTCTTGATCCATGTGTGTCTCCCTCAAACTTTCGTTTGTTCCTCATCCAGTTACGCAGTCGACTTTTCCACTGTGCCTTTGTGTGCTGCGTCTTTGGTTTCTTCATCCAGTGCTGCATACAATCGTGCACATCTGCAGCCGCAGGATCGCCATAGTCTGCCCTGAGTGTCGTCAGCCATTTACCGTCAGCCTCAGTGAATTCACCCCATCCCTTCAATTCAACCAGCGCCTGTTCAACTTCCGATAATACACTATCAGGAGAAGAAAGAGGAATAGATACAGTATTAGATACAGTATTAGGGTTAGTAAGCTTATCGATACCGTATCGATACGGTATCTCTACCCCATCATTCTCCTCAATGAACGAACGGAAATGTGAATTCTCATCCATGAACAGACCCACGAGGTCCTGATTCGATGAACTGAAATCATGCTGCAATGCCCGGGCAACTGCAATCAGAAACTTGTCTGACCGCGTCTGATGCTTCAAGAAATGCCTGACCCATATCACTTCACGCTCCGGATACCATGTGATGTCAATCGGTCCAATCTCTGTGAATAAACCGTCTAGCTTTGGTTCCGGTAGTGACGTATCGAATGCTATCTGCGCCCTGGTAGCCCTATACATGCCGGCGCTGTTGCCCCTTAGTGATGTGCAGCAGTAGAGAAACAATAGTTTCGCTGGCGCTGACAGCCTAGAGAATTCAGCGTGTGACCAGACCGCAGTGTCTATGCCCCGTTGTGGCATCAGTCCTCCTACGTCCGCACTTTCTCTAGTTCGACCGTCCGGCTGAATATCTTGGTGGCGCACTGCCGAGATACCTCGAACTCGGCACCTATCTCAGCCCATGAGTAATCAGGGTGTGCGCGCCGGAATGCAACCAGTGAACGGTTGCGGCTGACCTTTCTTTCTCCGTCGTGTTTCATACCACCTCCATCGAATGTGGCGCCGGTGTCAGTCCCGGCGCCCTGTTGTTGCTATGCTGGTCTCCCGGTGCGCTTCTCGTAGTCATCCCGCAATTGCTTGACCTGTTCACCACCAATCAGCAGCGACAAGTCCTGATCTGCAGGCCATCCGAGCTGCTTGCTCATCTTCCTTAGCCACTCGATGCGTTTCGGCTTCAGCACTTCGTACTGGTATTGCGACAACTGCCCGACGTTGGATATGTGCCAGCCGTTCTCCTGAAGAACAACCTGTGCAGGGAACTTCTCAGTGAGTATCCAATGCGATGCTATCTGAGCATCAGCCGGACAGATCGGCGTACCGTCGTCGTCGTCAGACAACTCGGCGCCTGATGCTTCTGACGGTGGCTCTGCTTCACCTATCGGTATCTCGAGGTCCGGTGATACCTGCTCCTCTGGCTGTTCGGTAGGCGGGATGATTGCCTCGGGCTCACCATCCTTCGGCTTGTTCTTGGACCCTGCCGGACGACCACGCGTCTTCTTCAACTCCACAGGTGGTGTTGATTCCTCAGATTCAGCCCCTGCTGATGCAAGCTGCTCAGTGACGACAGCAGCAATGTCATCTGCTGACGGTCCTCCGAGTTGCACCCCGTCCTCCGGCGGTATCAGTTCCTTCGTCTCGACGAATCCTTCATCGTCGGCAGCTTCTTCAACTGTCTTGAGTCCACCGACCTTGTAGGCAAGTGACTTGTGCCCGCCCTTGGTCATACAACGATTCCATATCATGTCGGCCCTGTCAGCCTGGTACGTTGCCTGAGCCTTGCGGTTTGCAGGCACTTCGTCCCATGTGTATGTCTGCGTGTGGACCAGCTTGAACTCGCTGCTAATGCGCCGATAGAACTCAATGACAGCCTTCTCTGCTGTGGACTCCGTGGTAACCATCATGCTGTCGCCACTGTTCGCCAGTGCTGCATACGCAGACGCCGAAATGAAGATGTGCCCCTTCACCACATACAGATTCTGCATGCTGAAGAATGGCTGCAGTCCCATCTCGTAGCCTGCCAACATCTTCACCTGTGCCTGTGCAATCTGCACGTTCACGTCGCCGCTCTCGGATGAGAACAGACCAGACTTGCGGAATACCTCCGCCCACGCAACCGTTTGCGTGGGGTTAATGAGTCCAACATCCTTTGCGATTGCCACTGCTGTTGATTCTTCCATCAGTACCTACCTCCTTGTGATTTGATGTATTGCCCTAGCCCTAGTGCGTGCAGATATGCGTTGAATGCTTCGTCGATAGCCGGGCCCTCCTTGTATTCATCACGTACAATCGTGCCGTCAGGTTTCTTGAATTCGCGCCCGAGTTCGTAGCGTGCCGACTTCACCAGAGGCAACCCGCGGTCGAGCCTAACCGGGTAGATGCGCCTGACCGGTATACCATAGCACTCCTCAAATGCTATTGCATACGCCGCCAATTGCAACCACACTGGAACGAATAGCCTGCCCGATGTCTTCCAGTCGTAGATGTCAGCGGCAATGTCAGGTGTGCCAAAACCTACAATCTCAACCTTGTCCAGCGTACCGGCGAATAGGTATTTGCGCGACCACACAAACAACTCAGCATTACCAGGTGTCAGCCCGTGGTCCTCCATTACCAGCGTCAGGCCGCGCACACAATTGCGGACCCGCTCATCGGGGCAGACATCCTCTCCAACCGGCACAGGGAAGCCCAACCGTTCCCATTCATAGCTGCCGTACCCTTCGCCGTTCGCCAGCCTCAGCGCTGCCTTATGTGCCATTGTGCCGATGTCGCCGCCCTCGTCCCTGAGCCTGTCTGATTCTTCCTTGCCGTGCTTCACCCTCCAATCGTTCATGTCAGGTGCGTTGATTATTCGCAGGTTTGTGGTGACCGATTCGAGCAGGAAGCGCTCACCATTCACGGTGTAGGTGCGTCCCTCTTTGGTTGTCTCTACGTCGTGCGGGATTCGGTCAAGCATCTATCACCTTCTCAACCGCGAGGCACATTGCCATGCCATACGTTTCAGCGGCTTCTTCAATTGGTGATTCAGCCCAACCGCTTAGAAGGCAGTATTTGTGTGCCCCTACATAGAAGTTAACACCCGTCCAGCCAAGGCTATTCAGTTTCGGCACCACCCACTTGAAACAGGCGTTCAAGTCGTTTGGGAAGTCGGGCAAGAAGATGTGCTCCCCACCATTGGGGTCAGTGTACCGGCGCATTGCCGGTAAATACACGGGAGTGTCGTCGGCCTCGTAGGCCACCAGGTATAGCTGTATCCAAGTCCACCCTGAGAACTTCGCCACCTTGTCCCTCAGCGCCTTAGTGTCGTCGTACGTGCAGACATCTTCGTTGTTGAACTTAGGCATGTTACTTCGTCCTCGGCGGATACTTGCATTTCATGTGGTAGAACCTTCCATCGCCTTCTGGCTGGAACGAATTCCCTAGCGGCTCTCCGCAGATGTAGCACACGTCCTGCTCAATCTCTGCGCCAACAACCTCATACCCACAAGCCAGTTGACTGCCCATTGGCTCATCGAAGGTGATAGTTACCGGCTCTGAGGTATACCATCGTGATCCACCGTCTCCGCCGTCCGCATTACCGAAATGTTGCTGTAGGATAATCTTGGCCTTTATTGTTCGCTTCATACTACCCCCTCACAATCGGCCTGTCGTCGTTGAAGATGGCAATGCCGGGTATCTCTGCGTCGCACGCACTCAGCGCGTCAGGGACCGCGCGCGTCGCAACCTTGATGGCCCTCCTGATTGCTTCTTCGTCTATTACCCTACGGGTATAGGCTTCCGGAACCTTCGACTCATCCTCAACCCGATACAACCAGTATCTGCGATATGACATGCCCTGTGCCTTCGGGATGATGTGCGGTTCCTCGGTCTTGACGACGACTTCCGGCAAGCCTATAGGCTTGTAGACCTCGCCAGCCAACTTGGCCTCAGCTTCTTCCTTCGCCTGTGCCTCGCGTAGTATCCGGTTCGCCTCATCGGCCGCGCGCTGTGCCTCAACCTCCCGGGCCCGCTGTGCCCTTGCCTGTTCTATCGTGTAGTCCTGGACCATGCGCAGCGCGTTCTTCTCAGCGCTCTCGGCCTGTTCGTCGCGCTGCCGGATTGCGCCGTCCATCGCCTTCTTCGCCACGTCCAAGGGATGACCCCACTCTTTCCTTAGACCATCCCACGACTTCCGTGCCTTGCGGATCGCCATGATTGACTGCTCTGCAGACACCTTCTCGTCGTCTGTCGATACCGACAGTACCGAGTGCTCGCGTAGAATCACGCCGAGCTCAGTATCAGCCTGTTGCAGAATCCAGATGGCTTGGTCGACCTTTGTAGTCGCTACGATTTCCTTGTCCAGTACGATGAGTGCCGTGTCCTTTTCCATCTGTCCTCCCTCGCTTACTTGCGTCGATACATGAAACGGTCATACGCGTACAGCCCGACTACCGTCAGGATGAACGCAGTGGCCGCAACGCTCATAACCAACTCGCCAACGCCCACTATCATATTCATGCTTCACCTCCTCAGATATTGTGCTATGCCTTGAATCATCCCGGCCACTGCCAGGATACAGATTGCGACCATTACAGCCTCTAGTCCGTGTGGCACGGTGTGGCCTCCTCAATGTAGTCCATGAACCGCAGGACAACGACAGGGTCAATGGTGTGGCATCCGTTCGTCTGGAATGCCTGCAGCTCACTGCGTAGGTGCGCCCACATCATCTTGTAGAACACGTCCTCAGATTCAGGTGTTGCGGTAAAGGTCACCGTGTCTTCAGTGGGGATGTTCTCGCTGACATAGGGGATGCACACGCCAGCTAGGTGGCCGCGCTCACATCTGACGTTACAGCAGCTAGTATGCCCGTGAGGTGTGCCGTGCATGCAGCCGTGGATGTCGCATTCAGCCGCCTTGTTGCATATGACCTGCTGTGGTGTGTTAGAATCTGTCTGTATGGTGTCTCCCATCATACCCTCCCTTTGGGTGGTTGCCTTCGTGCCAGGCACCACCCTCTTTTCGTTGCAAACATTGTTGCACACAATATCGCAGTTTGTCAATAGCAGGGGAGATTAAAATAGCGTGGACGGTTATTTTAACGGCGGATGAGCTTCTTGATGTAGAGGCCGATCCACGCGACTGCCGCCGTGATGCCCCACAGTCCGAGGTACTTCAGGAACAGCCGTGGTACCTGCCATACCGAACCTTTGATTTTCATGTAATATGTCTTTAGCAATCGCTTACTGCTTGCTATTCTCATGCAATCCTGCATCTCAAATGCACATCTGCATGGGATAGTGCTAAGAGATTTGATACTTTGCAGGCTGCCAAACAATCCGCGTGCGCCTGTCTCGCCGTTACTACGGATGGCGGCAGCAGAACCTCAGTTCCGAGAACAACTCGGAAAGGACAGGGGGGATAATACGAGTCGTCCCTAGCAGACTCGGCCTACGGCACCACATCCTTGCCCGAATGTTGGGCGCGCTCGGCATATATCCCATGCTAGGAAGGGAGGGCAAGGCTTGTAGTCCCACTGATTAGGCGCAGTGGGCACCGCCGTGGCGGGCAGACACATGCCGTCATGGACATGCCGCTTATTATTCACGGCACCCGCCTGCTGCGCCCATCTTCAACCCCCTGTTGATATGCCTTCTCTAATTGAACCGTGTCTCCAGCTATCCGGCATTTCCGGACATCTTCCAACGGGTCAATCCACTCAACATACCACACGCCATTATATCTGACGTGGTCAGTTCTTGGCATCTTATCTGGCAATTGGCCTGACGTGTTCGCTTGCAATGCCAAGACCGCGCTCCTCGTAGTCTTTCCTGACTGACCGAAGATAGATTATAGCATCTTCCATGAATTTGAATCCGACTATCCAGTCACGGTCAGGAAACAAAACGACGGTAGGATTGCAGACATGGGCGCCGTACATGCCATTCCGCGCGGCAAAGTCTGAATAGGTGACGTACGTACCAGGACGGATAGCCACACACTCTCTGTCGTCATACCGGTATTGCTCGATGGCTGCGACATGTTTGTGCTCGCGCACTACGATACGCGCCCGGGGATGGTAGACGCGCTGACTCTGTTTCGGTCCGTGAGTCTGGTTAAATGACGACTCGTACTTCCCCTTATGCTCCCAGAACTCGTCATACACCATCTCACCAACGACTATGTGGACCATAGCCCCGTGCTTTGTATACACAGTGTTTATGCGTCGGGCAAGCTCAATGTCCCAATCTTCCCCGGTAGCCAGTGCAGACCAGTAGTTATGGTTGCCTGTGCCCATAAATAGCATGTGTCCAGAGTCGTGCTGCTGCTCGACCTCCATGTAATACATCGCCTTCTGCACACAGATTGGCGCCTGATTGTGTGCCGAACCGATCATGCCGGGCATGATAATGTTGGAATAGGCATCGCCGCCGAGCACGTTGTATACTCCCGGCTCTGTGCAGACAAGGTTATGGTCACGTTCGATTGCCCTGTAATCACAGCCGGCTTCCCCTTGGTGCATGTCTGCCATGTGAGGAACCGCTATCGGAAGCGTGGTTGCGATGTCGACGGTCAATTCCCCCGGCATCCTGGTGTGCGGCAGTGTCAGTTCGTCTACTGCCAACAGGCGCTCAATATGTTCGTGCAGAGTGAAGTCTTGTTTGATAACCTCAGTCGGTGGTAGATTGTGCCGCCTGCACCGTAGCCTCCAGTTTGACATGCCGCCATAGCTGACGCCGTAGTCGTGTTCTGCTGTGTATCGCTTGGCCCTTGCAGTAGATGTGTCCCATAGCTCACAGAGCGTCACCGCTTCTTTTGAGTCTGGCTTCGGTAGTTCGGGGTGTCCAAACATACGCGCCTCCTATGCCCATGACTATACTATTGTTAAACATGGCAGCAGTTATTGTCAACTACTGTACGTAAAAGGGGACCGGTGGGCAGCCGGTCCCAGGAGGTGAGTCACACCCTGCCTCGTGGCAAGGCGGGGTGCCATATTCAGGGCCACCAAGAGACTTGCTCAATGAGCTTCCCTGCGAAGGTGGCCGCGAGGGTGACGATTGCGAGTAGTGTAGCGCCGCCGGTGAACCAGCCGCGCCTTGTCTGTGGCTTCCATCCTGACGACATCTGGCCTTGTATACGCGCGATAGCCTCTGCGTTCTTGCCAACCCTGCCATTCTGCGCCCGCTGTAGTTCCTTCATATCGTGGCAGTCTTCGTGGATGCCTTTGATTTCGCCAGCGAGGTATATAACGCATTCCTTGGTTGTCTTTGGCTGTAATTCCTCTTGCATCTGCGCCAGTATGTCTTCACTCATGTCAGACTCCTATGGTTCATCCACAAACATCACAGATTGTCTCACCAAACAGCAATGCGTAGGCAAACGCGGTAGCGTTAGTCATAAAGTAGGCCAGGACGAACTCCTGAAAGTCCCACCACGAATCATGCCCCCTCACAGCGTCCCATAGTTCCAGTGCCGTGAATAGCACCACAAGTGTGATGCCGATGGGGATTGAAACGAACAGCGTGATTAGCGCTGCAATGATGCCGGCACAGTAATGGCAGATGGAGGTTTTCTTTCTCATATCGCGCCGTGCTTCTTCCAGTAGACAACCCATTCACCAACCCACTCAAAGAAGATTGCCGCGCCTGGTCCTATGAACCATTTAGGAGCCTCGCCGTATCCGGTCTGCTCAAGCGCAGCCATAGCGCACAGGAACACGGCGAGCACCACCATCGCAATCGGCCTAGCTGCTTTCTGTACTTCGCTCAGTTCCATATCGCCTCCTATGAATAGGTGATTTTCAGCCCGTGAACCCCAACGTTATGCCCTGCCGTGCTGACCAAAATCCTCACAACGAGCCAGTCTCCTGCGGCTAGTCCAGTCAGTATGCCCGACACGTCGACCTCAAACATCTGGTCATCCGTAACGTTGTAGGTTGACGCGGCATCACTGAGTGAATGCGTGTTGTATGCTTCACCGATAGCCGCAAAGTATGAAGTAATATCCCAATTTGCAGACCCTTGCGTTGCAAGCGGACGGACTACTATACCGGCGGTTGTGACGGCGGTGAAATCTGAGGGAATCCACAGGTGCATGAAGGCATCATCCCCATCGAAACATTCACCGCCAAAGTTCTGGCTGAGAGTATATGAGCCTGCACTCACAGGAACCCACAGAACTTTCGCCTGTTTCCCATCGACCGCGTCTTTCAGGTATTTTGAGTTCCCGGCGAGGCCCAGGTTCTGATTCCAGATGGTAGCTGTTATAAGTTCTCCAACCGATCTATCCGATGGTACTGTCCAGGCCATGTGTCACCTCCTAGAATCCTAGTATAGTCGTCTCTGCCAATTCGCTGAATCCGACGGTTTCCAGTCGCCACATAGTGTCGGCTGTCGCTGGCGATAATTGCCAGCGTGTTCTCCAAATGCCCTCCGACGCCTTCCAATCGTGCTGTATCCCCTCTATGAAGAAATCAGCGTCGAACGATGCAATCGCGAGCGTGATATTGATTCTGTCAGATATCCCAAGGCCCAAGACGATGGGGTAGAGATTCGCCGGGTCTTTGTCCGGCATTATTCTGATGTTCGGCACCTCAGTGCGCGAGTCCTTTGACCTGTTCTTGATGTATTGCGCGACTGCAAGACAGGCAGCATCCGAGGTGAGCAACAGTGTTAGTGGCAACGTCCGGGGCCCGTAGGCAGTCCTGCTTGTTGCGTCCGTAGACTCCTGCTCTACCCCTCCCGATCGCGTAACCCTGACAATGTTGTAGACGCGATTCCTGTCTCGCGTCGGGTCAAAGGTGATGAAATCAAGACTAGCGTCTCCGAAAGTCGCCGCGGCAATTCCACTGTTGAACATGCGATAGTATCTGTCGTGGAATGCAATCGTACCGTCAGTGTCGACGAACAGGATGCCACGCTCTGCGTCCTGCACGGCATACAGATGTGCCGTTGCATTGAGCCCTTCTATGGCCCCTGTGGCCGGTACAAGTGTCCTGCCTGACCCAACCGTACCGGCGAGGTATGTAGAAGTCCCTAGCAGCGATTTCACTGCATCCTCAAGTAGCCAGAAATCAAACTCCCCTGCTGATACAGGCCAGCCTATCTCATCCAGGACGTTTCCTATGCGGACGCCTGACAATTCCTCTGCATATCCTACCGCGTCATTGATTGAATACCCGGATGCAAAGGCCATGAAGTCGACACATTCAAGAACCATCGTCCTGCCTGCACTCCCCTCTGCCCATGCCGGTGTCCATTTGTTGATGAATCCGGTATATGCGTTATATGTGATGCCGTTGTACGTCTTACGAATGTTGATACGCTTCCCGGGCTCTATCTTGCCGTAGTATGCACCCGCTGCATTGTCAGCCCAATAAGCCCCGTCCTCATTCGGCAGGACAACAGTCGCAGTGCCGGCCTCCATGCGCCCCAGTACATTCTGCCGTCCGCGTTTCGTGTGAATCTCCATAGCGTTGACCGAAGTCCATGCAGGCGCCGCGTCAAACGGGTCTGAATCAAAGGCTATGCGAACAGTCGCACTCATGCTAGACCCACTCCGTCGTTATTTTCAGATATAGCCAACAGTCCGTCACGAACTATCGACGTCAGCTCTCGCTCGGCTACAACAGAACCGGCTACGTTCACCGTCACGTTCTGCGCGGAAGTGCCACCGGCATTCACCAGTGATGCAGCAGACCCAAGTGACAACACCTGCGCCTGTCTAGCTTCCCACTCAGGAGAGCCAACAACAAGGCCGCGATGTTCCATGTCGCCCTGTACACCTACCTGTGACATCTTATCGAACGCAGCCATAGACAACGTTGCTGCTGCGGTGGCTCCAAGCAACAGCGCCCATCCCTTTACGCCTGACAGCGCTTGTACCGCTATCAGTCCGTTTCGTAGTTGCACAACTATGGCGATGATTCTGCTCACTGCGATTAGGAAACCTCCTGTGCCAACGAGCGCAAATACGGCCTTCCCAATATTCTCGATAAGCTGAGGGTGTGCATCAGACCACGCAGTTATGTACGTGACCGCATCAGATAGTCCTTGAAGAAATTTCGCATAAATTGGCATGAGGGTATCGCCAAGCTCTCTAGACAGGTCAGCTACCTGCGCTTTCAACGTTTCCATCGTGCGGCCAGCGGTTTTCTCCATCTCGTCGGTTGCATCTGTGAGCGAGCCAGTAGTATCAGCCATAGCCTTTAGGTCATCGGCAGCGCCCTGTGCATTCTCTCCAGTAACGCCTAGCGTACCGCCAAGTGCCTCAACACTACCCATAGCTGCACCAAGTGTGCTTATATCAGTACCAGCCTCTGTCCGTAGCGCAGCCAATGCGCCCTCAAATCCCTCGGCTTCAATTAGGGCAGTGCCCGATGCGTAACCAACACCCTTTAATAGTTCTGCCATGCCCGCTGTTGGCGTAGACAACGCAACCATAGCTGCACGTATCTGTGTGAATGCCTGCGCTGTTGGAACGCCCTGTTTTGTGAGAGTGGCAACCATTGCCAGCATTTCCTCGAAGCCGACTCCGAGCGCCGCAGCCATTGGCGCGGCAATGCTCATTGATGCAGCTAGCTCTGGAAATGTCGTTGTACCTTTTTTGACCGTGGTAAACATCACGTCTGCAACGTATTCGGCATCTGAAACGGACAACTTGAATGCGTTGATGATAGTAGTTAGTCCTGATACAGCAGTTGTCGTATCTGTGATGCCTCCGATAGCAGCCTTCGTTGCGACTTCCAGAAAGGTCATCACGTTCTCTTTCGGAATGCCTGCTGAGATAGCCTGATAGAGCGCATGAGCCGAGTCAACTGCACTGACACCCATCTCAACAGAGAGGGCGCGTACCTCGTCCTTGAACGCAGCGAACTCATCCTCTGACAGCAGCATCATGGTATTGACTTCACGCATTGCGCTGCCGAAGTCAGCAGAAAGTTTTAACGCGACGCCGCCGATGGCCAGGCCGACTGCACCCATTATCAGCCCGACCTTGCCCATCTTCTTGCCCATGCCCTCGATAGAAGAACTGATGTTCTTCATTTTCGCCGTAGCTTTATCGTCGAGGTTTATGGTGTATTTCGCATCACCTAAATCCATGCTTCACCTCAGTTCTCACAGAATCCATCTGTAACAACTTTCCCGCCGTGTGCTGCATTCAGTAACTGCACAATAGCCAGCATTGCCTCCGGCGTTTGTTCTTCCGTGTGTTTGCGCCTCGGCATGAAGTCTTCAACCTTCACCGGCTTGCTCTTTGGGTCGCGGTGCATGTTGACGATGACGGCACAGAGTAGTGCCGTGCGAGAGTTCATCCACTCACGCACACCTTCGCATCGGTCAACCAGCGCCCGGAATTCTCGCAGTGTCATGTTCCAGAAGTCCTCCTCGGTCAGTCCAAGGTCGTAGCGCCCAAATGCCCACAGGTCTATCCACTTGGGGGCTTCGCTACTAAAGGGCGTTTCTTCCCCTTGCTTTCAGGGAATGACTCAGTTACGCAGCGAGCCACCGCGTCTGACAATGTAGGGATATCATTCAGGTTCACGATATCAAGGAATACGTCAAAGGTCAGTTCCTTGTCCTCGTGCAGCAGGCATGCCCACATCAGGCCAGCAACTTCCTGCATCGTCATCTGTGTGAAATCTACTCCGTTGAGTAAATTCTTGCCGGTCAGTTCCTCGAATGCCACCATGCCACGCAGCGCCAATTTCAGATGCCGTTCTTTGTCCAACTTGACAGTTACCAATTGCCACCTCCTATGTAGGGGGCGGTTTTACCCGCCCCCATGTTCAACTCTTACGGGTACGTCACGATCAGGGTGTAGTTCCTGCTGACCTTGCCAGTTTCTTTGCACTCGATGTATACAGTCGTCACGGTATCCGCGCCACCAACCGTTATGTGTCCAGTGGCAACGCCGGTCGCAACCGTGTGCGTCACACCAAGAGCAACGATATCGAAGGTGCAGGCAGCACCCACAGGAGTAAGAGTTATCCATGCGCCTGTCAGGTCTGTCACTGAATTGTAGGTGTAGGTTGCGAGTGCGATAGTCGGTTCGATGGTGATTGCACCGCTTGTCTCGGTTCCGGTCAGTCCTGTCATGCCGGCAGCAAGCGTGATGTTCAGCAAAGGCTGTCCGACAATGCTAAGCGTTGCCGTAAATGCCACCATCCCATCACTTGTTACCTCGTCGGTTCCAAAGCCTGTAACGTAGGCAGTGCCGGTCCACGTTGCCGCCAACGCCGTTGGGAACGTGATTGTGAAGGCCCTGCTTGTCCTGGCTTCCATGTCGGTCATCAGGGCTATCTGTCCGTCCGTATCTCCCGGCTTGAATATGCCCTTGATCTCAATATCGCCAGGGTCAAGCAGCCCTGGCAGTATTTCCTTGTAGTAGTTTGCCGATTCAAGACTTGTGGAATCGACCTTGCTGACAGATATTTTCACCCCGCCTATGCTGGTTACCTCTGCCACGTCGGTGACGTTCCACTTTAGTACCGTAGTGTGTCCTATCGCTCCTGCTGTAGCCATGTGTTACCTCCTAGAAATTCCGAATTGTTATCGCATAGAAGGTCAAGACTTTCCAGTAGGCGGGTATATCCGTGTCCTGAATGTCCTGTCCCTGTACTTCCTCGATTGCTCGCATTATCCAGTAGTCTGTGCCGTCAATCGTCACCTGTCCGTCATAGAGTCCATTCAGTTCGTCATATAGCGCCCTGTAGACCTTGCGCGCTTCAATAGGGTCATCCGCCCAACATGAGAACTGCACTGACGGTACGACGATTTGTGGCACTGATGGGATGCTTGTACCGCCCCGGGTGAAGAAGCTGATGCACGGTAGCGTTGCATCGGCTGGCAGTGGGTTTGCTGCATAGACGCGCGCGCCTACCAGCGCGGTAATCGCAGGCATGGCCACCAAATAGTCGTGAATCACACGGTTGGAATCTACCATTACATATGCCTCTTGATGTTCTTGCCGAGGTCGGGCATGTTCTTGTCAAGCGCAGGCTTGAAGTACGGAATCCCTGCCATCTTTGCAGTGCCAGTCTCGAGGTATCCGCCATATCCGGACGTTGAAAATACGGCAGCACTGAGCTTATCTGATTCATACGCAATGCTACGTTGGTTGTTACCAGTCTTGTGCCTGCTTCCCTTGACGACATCAGCCGTTGTTGCAATGATGGTGTCGCGTAACCCAGCAGCGATAGCAGGTTTGAACTTGCCCCCCAACTTCGCCATGTTCCTCAGCACCTCGGCATCATCGATCTTGACGTTGATTTCCATATCACCTCACGGTACGAAGCAAACACTGCTTGTGATGCCCACGCACGCCGTCCTGCCGGGATATAACCATCAGTACCTCGTAGGTCACTTCACTAATAACAACCCTGTCCTGCTCGGTCACGTCGATATCACCGATGAATAGCTGATAATCTGCCACCACCACCTTTGCGCCGATCACAACCTCGCGCCCGCCGCCATACACAAGCCTGCACGGTTCATCCAGAATATAATCAGACCATGTCAGCACGGGTACGCCGTAATCGTCAGCAGCACCCGTGCTAAAGCGCTGTGTAGTGCACGTGTTTATTAACTGCCGTGCAAAAGTCATGCGTCTTCTCCTGTCAAATCCATCGTACCGAATTCTAACACGGGCGCACTTGCGTCTGCGTTTCGGTAGACCTTGGCGAGTGTGAGCTTCTTGCTGACAGCGCCTCTCGTGTATTGGTAGTCGCCTATCTTCTCGCTATCCATTGCGTCAAAGTCCGCAGCCGTCCACGCTTCCAGTGCCAGGGCAGATCCGACGTTCGTATTGCCGCCGGCGGTCAAGAATACCTGCAATTCTTCATCAGAGAAGTGCGCTGGCGCATCAGACGTGTTCACTTTGTCATTTATGTTGAGACGAATTTTCCCGATGTCAGTGGTCAAATCATATGTGAATGCCATAGCTCACCTCCTAACCGCTCGGTGTCACTTCCACGATGCAGGTCTGATAGCTGCTGACTTCGCCAACCTTCGTACATTCAAGCTCACACTCGAATTCACCCGCAGTGTTGAAGTCTCCGGACTGTAGCGTGTACGACGCAATGCCGTTTGCCGCATCCACGATGGCGCCGGTCCCATTCAGTAGCAGCGTTCCTGGCGTATTGAATGACCACACCTTGAAGTGAATCGTGTAGCCTGTCAGGTTCACAAGAACACTGGCAAAGGTGCGGCATGTGAATATCAAACTCCATCCATAGTCACCCTGCGGGATGGTAAATCTCTTTGTCCGTTGAGTCATAACTCCCTCCTGTGGTCGGTATCAATGCCACGGTCTGTCTCATCTACGTTGATGGTCCTGTTGTGCTGCATGGCGTCTAGCGCCCTCTCATATAATTCTACAATGATTTTCAATCCAGGGTACGTCCAGGTTCCGGTCTTCACCATCACATCAGTGATAGCCATTGTGTCGTGCAGGGTCAGGTTGATGAACTTCTTGATGGTGATTGTGTCAAGCATCACC